TAGTAGCAGATAAATGTATTCCTTACACAGGTCCAGAGATTCCTCTTTTAGGTATCTGTACAGGAGACACTTTATTTGAAATTGAAGCTATTATATTTGAAAAATTACTTTCAGCTTTAGATGGTACTGGAATAGTATTATCAGAAGTTTCATTAGAAGATTGTCCTTCTCTCTTAGAAGCTTTAGGAACAAAAGAACCAACACTAACTAATTTAATTCAATTATTAGTTGATTCACAATGCTCTCTTAAGGAATTAATTAATACGTTAGTTCCTAAGCCATACGCTTTTAATACTTCTTGTTTAACAGGTTTACCTGCTAATCCCACAACTAACGATATTATTCAGGCTTCTTTAAACTTACTTTGTTCAATTAAAGTAACTCTAGATACTTTTCCTACTACATATGTAAAAGTAGATGATTTAGAGACTCAGGTTAATCAGATAATAACTCAATATAACAGTAATAATAACCCTACAGGAACTTTCCAGAATAACACAAGAATGGTTCCTTATGTAGCTGTTCCTTACTTTGGTAGCTTATCTAATTTTGATAATACTGGTAAAGGTATATCTACTGGATGGGATAAGATTTATTTATGTAATGGTCAAAATGGAACACCTGATATTAGAGGTAGAGTTGTAGTTGGTGCTGTTAGAAATGTTCCGGGAGGAACTTTAGATACTGCTGTATCTCCAACAAACCCTTTAAATATACAACCTGTAGATTACTTAATAGGTGATAAGTTTGGTGAAAACTTCCATAAAAATACTATACAGGAAACACCTGCACATACTCACCCTGTAGTAGACCCCGGACATAAACATAATTTACCTTCTGACCTTCAATATGATGGTACTGTTGCTGGTGGTGAAGGTGGTACAAATGAAAAGAATCTTCCTTTAACTAAACAAACAAGTACTGCTACTACAGGTATTACTATTGGTGCTAGTGGTGGAGATAAGCCACACGAAAATAGACAACCTTCTATTTCTGCTGCTTATATTATATATATCCCTTAATAAAATAAATCAAGATAAATGGCATGTACTGATTGTTCACAAGATGGAACAAGTTTAAATAGTCAAGATAGTGTATATTCTACTAACTGTGGTCAAAACGAATGTGACCAAGATGCTATAACTGTAAAATATAGTGGGCCTAATTTACTATGTAGTAATATCTTAAATGGTGATAATCTTGAGACAATTATTACTAAATTAGATACTGCTGTATGTTCAGCTACAGGTGATTACTCTACTTTTAATAAATACTGTCTTGATGATTCTTCTCCAATAACAACTCAACAACAATTTGTAGAAAGAATTTCCGAGTATGTTTGTACCTTTAAAAGTGAGTACACTACATTTACAACTGTTACTTTTCCTAATTATCAAACAACTGTCAACAATAGATTTTTAGCTATTGAGAATCCGGGAATTACTTGTACTTCAGCAGGTGTTGTTGATACTGATAATATACAAAGTGTCTTAAGTAAGTATTGTACTAAATTCTCTCAAATAGATGCTTCTTTAAATTTATCAACGGTTGATTGGACACAATGTTTTAGTGTACCTGTTTTACCTACAACTGTTGCTGAAGCTTTTATTACAGTAGAAAGTCAAATTTGTAGTCTTCAGTCTCAAATTTCTATGGGTGGTGGTGGAACAATTCCTACATTTAATAATATAGGAAGTTGTTTAGATGCACCTGTTACAGCCTCAGATACATTAGTTTCTACTGTAAATAAGATTAAGTCAAAACTTTGTACTTTACCTTCTTTTGATACTACTCCTTTATCTTCTTCTTGTGTAAGTCTTCCTGCTAGTTATACTTCTACTGGATTTAGACAACTTATCCAAAATATAATTACTTCTGTAGATGGTTTAAATGTAAAATCTCCTACTTTTGGTGCTGGTTTTGCTGTAGCTAATGTAGATAATGCTCAACCTTGTTTAGGTAAAGTAGTTACTTTAGCTGCTGGTCCAGTAACAGATAAGTTTGTATCACTTAATAGTGGAGACTTAACTCCGGGATATTTAGCAGATAAGCTACAAGCTGGAACTAACGTAACTTTTGACTTACTTGCTAATCCGGGTAAAATTACTATTAATAACTCAGGTGGAGCAGTAGTTGATGAAAAAGTATTAGCTTTTACTGGTGATAGTACAGGTGGTAAATATTTAGACCAAAAAATTGTAGCTGGATTAGGAGCTAATGGTATCTCATTAAGCTTTACTAATGATAATATTAATGGACAAGTAGTTGTTACTCCTGTTCTTAATATGGCAACTTTAGTAAATGCTATTATAACAACCCTTTCTGAGAATTCAGAATTATTCCAATTATGGTGTAACCTTAATGCTAGTTGTCCTTCTCCTTGTGCTCCTCCAAGTAATATTACAGTTACTTATTTAGGAACTACAACTACAACTACTAGTACTAGCACTAGCAGTACTAGCACTACTACTAGCACTACAACAACAACTTAATGCCAATTACAGTTAATTTATCGTGGACACCTGTTCCCGGTTCTTATGGTACATTGATAGAGTATAAGAAAGAGGGAGATACTGTCTGGACAACACCAAGTTCTCCAGATAATCCCACTATTTATTCTACCTATTCTCTTTCTCTTGATTCTGGATTTTATTACTATATAAGATTTACTACACAAAGTCAAACCTGTTCGAGTAAATATGCAATAAAACAAATTTATGTAAGTGGAGGACTAGATTGTTGTCCTGTTGGATATACTTTATCACCAGATAGTACTTATTGTTATAAAGAAGAAACTGCTGCTGCTGACGTAACAGGGGGTTCATTACAACTTCTATGTCATTTTACTAGTGCTGCTAACTATGGAAACTACGGAGTAGTTATATATAAAGCTGGAAAATATAACGTTGATGGAACATGGACAGTTGCTGACCCTACAGCTAAACCTGAAATGATTTCTTTAGGTACAGGATTAGGTTATAATGCTGCTGCATTTAATACAACAGTTATTGCTACTCCTCACGTATGGTTAAACTCAGACTTTGTTTCAGCAGTTGATAGTAGGTTAAATAAAGGTGGTTTATGGAAATGTGCAGCACAAAGTTATGTTGGTTCATTAGGTTTTTCAAGACAAATTATTGTACCTTCTACAAAAACTTATTATATTGGAGTTGGAGCAGATGATTCTGCAAAAATACAAATAAATGGAGTAACTGTTCTTGACCAAGATATATCTACACTGCTAACTTCTACTTACTTTAATGGTTCAAATTTAGCATTTAGGTATTGGCATGTTTATCCAGTAACTCTTCTTTCTGGTCCAAATATTATCACTTTAACAGGTACAAATACTGGTTCTCTTGGGATAATGGGATTTGAAATATATGATGCAACTGAATTACAATTAAAGACAGTTACAACAGAAGCTGGATTAAATCCTTATATTATCTTTACAACTAGAGATATTGTTAATAATAGTCCTTCAGACTTAGCAAACTATAGTTGTGTATCTAATCCCGGATATAGTTTAGTTTATGACCCAATAGGAAACACTTATTTCTGTAAAAAAATTACTACAAATCCAACAATTTCCTGCTAATGGCATCAATTACAATATCAGCTTCAATAAATTATGGAGCTTCTCTAAGAATAGGTTATAGATTTAAAAACTCTTCTTTACCTTTTACTTATATTCCAGCTTATCCTACTGCAAATGAATTACCTTATACCATAAATGGTTTATCTTCAGGTAATTATGAAATAGAACTTTTACAAATATGTCCTAATTGTGGAGGAGGAGTTTACTCTGACCCTATAATTATAGATGCATTAAGCGTATAATGATAGTTTTTTTGGTTTACTATCATTTGTCCCTTCCTTTCTAGGTAGGGACTTTTTTCTTTTTATTAACACTTTTATTGAAAAATAATCAGTAACTTCGAGGAAATATTTAATTCTTTTGGGATAATAAATCCTAACCTCATGTATGTCATTAACTTCCCCTTTTTGACTACTGAGGTTTTTTATTTCTTAACAAAACAGATTAAAGAATCTTCACCAGATTAGTTAAAATATTTGGACATGTCAGGAATTATATTTATCTTTGACCCTACGGGTTGAAACATTCACCAAAAACCCATAAATGGATAATAAACAAGACTTGTTGATTAAACTTCAACAGTTAACTAAATGGAAGAAAAGTAAACAATGGATGGCTTCTGAATTAGGAGTAACTGAAACAGAAGTTAATGAATTGTTAAAGGAATTAAGATTTTTTGGTTCTCCAACTTTCTCAGGAGGAAGAGGAATTGATGATAAAGATATTGATAACCTTGACAAGAAATTGCTTAGAGAATCACCAATTATGTACACTGATGCTCCTACAAAAAGAGAATCAGAAAAAGAATTAGAGGTTTCATCTTATTGGGACCATGAACCAACTCCAGAAGAAGTAATTAAGAAGCACAAAATAGATACTAAAAAGTGGAAACTATCTACTTATTGGTCTAAAGGAAAAGCTAAAGGATTTTTAGTTAGTGCTCAATTCTCACCAATTAGAAAGGATTCTCCAGATGGGTTTAGAGTAGAATTTGAAAGATTCTTAAACTCACATTACTCCCATAAGATAGAAGTAGTTGGTTATACCAACCCTATAGAGGATGAAAGATTAACCAAAAAAGGAATATTAATTATTAATAAACAGGATGCACACTTTAATAAGCTAGATATTCATGGTAAAAATGATATTCAAGCAAGATTTCATAAAGTAGAAGAAACTGTTGAGACCCTAATTGTACAAGCTAGACACTCAGCTAAGATAGAAAAGATAGTGTTTATTATGGGTAGTGATGAATTCAATAGTGAGTGGACAGGAATGACAACTAAAGGAACGCCTCAACAAAATATACTTTCTTATGAAGAAGCTTTTGAACAAATCTGTAATCACAACCTCCGTCTTCTTGCTCGCCTTTATCTCCACTGTCCTAATATTGATGTCTTGTACATTAAAGGTAATCATGATGAATATGTAGGATGGCATCTAGCACAATGGTTACAACTAGCTTTTAAAAGACCTACTGTTACATTTGATGTATCTCAATTAAATAGGAAATATTTAAGATATAACAACGTTGGTCTTATGTTTAATCACGGAGACCAAATGAAACATAAAGAATTAGCACAAATATTCCCTATGGAATTTAGGGAAGAATGGTCTAAATGCACGACTTTCAATATATTTACTGGGGATAAACATCATGAAAAGAC